GTTCTAGTGGCGATGGCACATCAACATTATTAAATAGTGCTGGTGCCGCTTTATATAGCGTTGATGATGTTTTTGAAGCATCTTACAGAAGTAATGCAGGTACAACAAGTCAATCGGATAGTCCTCTAACTAAAGTTTCTAGATCAACTTATTCAGCTCTTTCAAATAAATTAGCACAAGGACAACCATCACAATATTGGGTCCAAAGATTTATAGATAGAGTTACAATAACTTTATATACAACACCAAGTTCAAGTCAGGCTGGTGACAGAGTTCAATTTTATTACATGAAAAGAATTGATGATGCAGGAGATTATACAAATGCAGCTGATGTTCCATACTACTACATTCCATGTATGTGTGCAGGATTAGCTTATTATTTAAGTTTAAAGTATGCACCAGACAGAACACAAAATTTAAAACTTTTATACGAAGACGAATTATTAAGAGCGGAGGCAGCGGATGGGTCAAGCAATAGTACGTTTGTTACACCTAAGACCTATTACCCTAGTGTTTAATTATGGCAAGATTTGCAAAAGGAAAATATGCATTAGCAATCTCTGACATTAGTGGCCAAGCATTCCCATGGAATGAAATGGTTACACAATGGAATGGATTATTTGTACACTATTCTGAATTCGAATCTAAACAACCACAACTAGATCCTAAACCAAGTCAAGCTGATCCAACTGCTTTACCAAAATCAAGACCACAACAACCACCACCTGATACATTAAGATTTTTAGATTTTAATCCTTTAAGAACTTTTGCTGCAGGCTCACCAATTATAAATGTAAACTCTCCTAATCATCAAAGAAATTATGGAGATCAAGTAAGATTTAGAGGAGCTCCTACAACTAGCTCTGCTGCTTCAACTGATCCACAGTTTAGTAATATTGCAAACATCGATGGAATTACTGGAGCAACTATTTGTCAAGCTGCGGGTTATACAGTTTATCCTGGTTTGTATACTAGTTATACAACAACATTAAATGGAGCCATTGATGCAACTACAACAGATGTTATTTTATCTACAGTAAGTGGATTCAACGGAGTTTCAACATCACCTTTTGAACCTACAATTGCAAATCCAAGTGGCACTCCAACATATGGTGCACTAGTGGGAACAGAAATTATTAGTTACACAGGAGTTGGTCCAGCAGATAATATTCAACAAACATTTTCTGTTAGAGTTGTAAATACTGCAAGTGGTAATAAATATTATATAGATGATGTACAACAAGATACATTAAGTTTTATTAAAACTGGAACATATACTTTTAGTCAAACTGATTCTACTAACGAAACTCACCCTTTAAGATTTTATACAGCAGCAGATAAAAGCGGTGGAGAATATACAACTGGAGTCACAACGTTTGGTACTCCTGGAGTTACTGAAGGTGCATATACAAGAATTGTTGTAGATAGTTCAGCGCCTGCCACATTATATTATCAATGTTCAAGCCATGCAGAAATGGGTGGTCAAATTAATATAACAGAAGTTACAGACAATCAATTAACTGGGGTTACAAGGGGAGCTTTTGGATCTACAGCTGCTTCTCATAATTCAGGTGTTTCAGTTAGACTATTATTAACGCCAGCAAACAATTATTATTTTACTGCAGGTAGTAATGCAACTACTGGACAAATCGCTGGAGGAGGTTATAATGTATCTTCAGGTCCGGTAACATTAAAAACAATAGGACCACAGGCATAATATGGCATACACTTTAACAAACTTACAAGACGATATAAAAAGTTACACAGAAGTAGATAGCACAGTTTTTACTGAAGCTGTTTTAAATAGATTTATACAAAACGCAGAAGAAAGAATTTATAGATCGTTTGATGCTGACATGGAAAGACACTATGCTACATCAACTACAATTATTGGAAACAGATATGTTACAATCCCAGCAGATTTAAGGGTCATTAGATATGTTCAACTAAAAGATAGTTCTGGTAATCAAGTTTATTTAGAGCAAAGAGACCCTAGTTACATAGCAACTTATTACGATACACCAGGTACTGCATCTAGCACTCTCCCTAAATACTATGCTAATTGGGATGAGAATTATTGGGTTATTGCACCTACGCCTAATGCAGCTTACGAAATTACGTTGGCGTATAATAAGAATCCAACTAGTCTAACTGACGCTAGTGTCAGTGCTACAGGGACCTATCTCTCGAATAAATACCAAGATTTACTTTTGTATGCTTGCCTAGTAAATGCATATGCATACTTGAAAGGACCGCAGGATATGTTACAATACTATCAAGCGGCTTATAAAGAAGCTTTAGAAACGTATGCTACCGAACAAATTGGTCGTAGACGCAGAAACGAATACAATGATGGTGTTATTCGTCTTCCTATCAAATCTGAATCACCATCAAGTTATTAAAGGAGATAAAAAAATATGGCAAACGTAATACCATTCGCATTTAGAGGAGAACTCTTTTCGGGAACGCATAATTTTTCTTCTGGTGGTAACGCATTTAAAATAGCTTTGTATACAGCTAATCCGTATACAACTGCAAGCACAACTTATACAACTTCAAGTGAAGTAAGTTCTGGAGGTGGAAGTAATTATACAGCAGGTGGAGAGTCTTTAGGTTCTCAAGCTGTTGCTTCTTCAACAGCAGTGGCTTCAGTTGATTTTGCAGATGCAACTTGGTCATCAGCAACTTTTACAGCAGCTTATGCAGCTATTTATAATGATACTAACAGTGATAAACTTTGCGTTGTTTTAGATTTTGGAGGAAATAAAACTGCAACTAACGGCACGTTTAAAATTACATTCCCAGATCCAGCAACACCAGCCAATGCAATTATAAGTATGGCATAGGAGAATAAATGGCTTTAGTAATAAATGACAGAGTAAAAGTAACAAGCACAACTACTGGCACAGGTGCGTTTGCACTTGGTTCAGCAGCAACTGGTTTTGAAACTTTTGCAGCAGGAATAGGAAACAACAATGAAACTTATTATTGTATCTTTAATCAAGGTACTAGTGAGTTTGAGGTAGGACGTGGTACATTAGATGGATCAAGTGCTAACTTAGCTAGAACTCAAGTTATCTCCAGTTCTAATTCAGATTCTGCTGTTGATTTTTCTGCAGGTACAAAAGATGTATTTTGTACTTTACCAGCAAGTAAATCTGTTTATTTAGATGCATCAGGTAACCCAGTAGGA